GGAAGGACGCGATCCCGCCGAAGATCGTCGGGCTGGTCAGCGTGAACGTGTGCTTCTACGTCAAGACGTGGCGGGCCAATGACGGGTTCCTGGGGGACGGGGCATTCCAGGCCGGGATCAGGGCGACGGAGCTGCGGCCTACTCGCGACGTCGGCCGGTCGGTGACCACGGGCGTCTCTGATGCCCAGTTCGAGCTGCTGAAGTGGCACCTGATCTTCGCCGACGACGACACCGGCCATGACGACGCCACCGAGGTGATCGCCCGCGCCATGAAGAACCTCGCGCCCGGCACGCCCGCAGGGGCGACCCTGGCGCTCCCGGCGGCCGAGCAGCGCGACCTGCTCGCCGACGTGGCCGAGGTCATCGGCGGCGACGGCGAGCCGGTGCGGCTGTCCGTCCTGGCGGTGCGGCTGAAGGACCTGGCGAAGACATGGGGGCCGTACCGGTCACTGACGGGCGTGCAGCTGCGCCAGCAGCTGACGGAGCTGGACGTGAGGACGACGAACACGGACAACGTGCCGCGCCTCGACCTGGCCGACTTGCGGGCGGAGCTCGCGCGCAGGGAGATGAGTTAGGTGGCCGCCGTCATGCCGGGACGGCGTTTCAGGCGCCGCGCAGCCTGGCCAGCTAATGCCGCCACGCGGCTAATCCGGCTAATTTCCGCAGGTCACAGGCCGATTAGGGGCCTGGCCGGGCTTCATGAGGAAGCTAATCCGCTATCCGGCGGGCTAACCCGAGAGGAATCGATCATGGGACTGTTCAGCAAGGGGAGTCACATCGACCCGGGCACGGGCCGGAACAAGCGCGAGACGGGCGCCATGGCCAAGCGCCGCGACCGGAACGCGGAGATCCGCGCGGACGGGATGCGCCCGGCGGAGGGCGGCGGGATCCGCCGGCAGAACGGGCGGCCGGCGGAGTCGCGGGTTGCGTGGCGGCAGCGGGAGGCGACGCGGGGCGCGGCATCGCGGCAGCCGGAGGAGAAGTGGCTGGGCGGCCCGGATGCGTCGCGGATGCCCGCCCCGGTCGAGGACGACTGAGATGCCCGGCGACGTGGCCGGCGTGGTGGCGAAGCGCGCTGAGCACAAGCCCGCGCCGCGTGACGGTGAGGGCTACTACCGGCACTCGGTGCTGCGGGGCTACTGGGGGAAGACGGTGCCGTCGCGGTACGACTACCCGCTGCAGACGGCCTGCGCGGGGTGCCGCAAGACGATCGCGTGCCCGGCGGACGGCGAGCCGTGGGAGCACGTCCAGTGGACCTAGAGCCGATGGAGCGCGACAACGTGAAGGCGCTGAACAGGTGGCTGGCCGCGAACCCGGGGCACGTGCATCACGTGGAGGACCGGCGGTACCTCGGCTGGGTGCATGTCGTCGAGACGGCCGAGGGCGCGGAGGTGGCGCGGGACGCTGACCTGGGGTCACTGGTGGACCGGCTGGAGCGGCTAGGCTGATCTCGCGCGCTCGCGCACTCACCCTCCGGAGGTTCCCGCTGGACGCTGTCATGCCCGCTGACGCGCTGGTGCGGGAGCGGCTGGCGAGCCTGTGCCTGGCGCTGCTGGCGGCGTCGGGGCGGGACCTGAGCGTGGCGGCGGAGGGTGAGGCGCTGGAGCGGCTGGCGGCGATCGTCGGCGACGGGAGAGGATGAGGGGCATGGACGACAAGAACCAGGCAGACCCGGCAACCGAGCTGGCAGCCGCATTCCGCGCATTCACCGACGCATTCGGCCGCGCCGCGCAGGCATGGCTTGAACGGCACCGGCCATTCTTCGAGGCGATGGAGAAGGTAGCCCAAGACCCGGCCGTCCGCGCCTACCTGGAGGCGCGCGAACGCGGCGAGGTCCCGTCGCCTCGCCGGCCATGCCACTGCCTGTGCGGCCACGCGCACCCCGACGACAAGGGCGTCTGCGATGCGAACGCGGTCACCACGCGCCGGTTCGAGACGGCGGCGATGGGACCGGTGGACGTGGCACTCTGCGCGCCGTGCGTGGTCGCACAGGGCATCACGGCGCTGCAGCGCTAGGCTGGCGGCCTGCCAGGGCAACCGCCCGCGCGCTGCCCGGGCACGCGAAAACGCCCCCCGCCGGGGTTCCCGGTCGGGGGCTTCGCTGTTTCGGAGGACGTCAGGCGCGGGGCGGCCAGAACGCGCCGCGCACGCTCACCTCGGCGCCCGGGTTAGCCGCCTTAAGCGACTCGATGTGCGCGTCGAGCACCTCGCGGGACTCATGCAGCGAGATCGACGTCATCCACTCCTCCGGGCCCGGGGCGTTGTCCCGGAGCACGCGCAGGTTGACGCCCGAGTCGTTCCAGACGCGGGTGATGATCGCGGGCGCGACGTCGCTCCCGTTGTTGGCCTTCGGGTCCACGAGGACGTGGACGATGCGGCCTACGGTCGGTGTCATGCCGTTCCTCTCGGTTATTCAACTAATCGGGGCGGAACTTCAACAAGCGCCGCCGTCGTTCAAGCCGGCTTAACTACCCGATGGCCAGCCAGGCCGTCCACGCGCCGCCCGCCGCCTGCACCCGCCACTCGTGCGGCCCCGGCCCGGTCAGCGCGAGCGCCTTGCGCGGCACGGCCGTCAGCGCCTGCGTGACCGCGCCGTCGCCGTCCCGCACCTGCCACCGGTAGCCCGTCGCACCAGGGACAGGCTGGCAGCCGAGGTCAGCCGCCGTCGCCGTCGCGGACGGCCTCGCCGGGGCCGGGATAGGCGCCGGGTGCGCGGGCTGGCGGTGCGGCCACTCTGGGTCGTAGACGACGCTGATGTCGCAGTCAGCGCGCGCCCGGTACTGCTTCGCGACGTACGAGGCGGCCGGCAGGCCCGGCGGCGGCGCGATCGTGGTCAGCCCGTCGTACTTCGCGACCCAGATGTCATAGTCACGACCGAGGATCAGCGGCCCCGTGCCGGCGCGCACGGCGGGCACCACCGACTCGGAGCAGTAGACCGTCGGGCGGTACAGCCCGGCGGCGTGCCGCATCTCAATCCAGGCGCGCACCTGAGCGGGCATCGCGTCACCCGGCTCGCAGTCGAGGACATCGCCCTCGTTCGCCGCCGCGCGCACGCTGATCGTCACGTGGCCGGCGTGCGGGAACAGGTCCCACTCCGCCTGCGACCACGCGTACGTGCCGTTGACGTACCCGGCGACCTTCGCGGCGTCCGGGAACTGGCGGGCGATCCCGGCGGCCAGGGAGTTGATGCCGTCAAACATGAGCACGTCGGTCATTGCGCGGCCTGGTGCAACCGCTCGCGCAGGAGGTAGCCCTCCAGCGCCCAGATCTTGGAATGCGCATCCGAGTAGGCGATCTTCATGCCGAGCACCTTGTCGAAGTTCTCCGGGCTGGCAGCGGCAGACTGGCCAATGACCCGGTACCCGTTACGGAGCGTCAGGCAGCACACGGTGACCGTCGTCCCGGGAAAAATGTGATAGTCCTCGCCGGTGATCAGCGCTGCGATCGACTCGCTTGTGACGCGGGGCGCGGTCAGTCCCTTGCCCTGAACTTCCTGCTCGATCTGCTCGTCAGTGATTGGCTCCATGGCGTGGCCTTTCTCTCGGGCGCTAAAGATTTAGCGCTAATTTTTTAGCGGTCAGTTGCCGGGCAGGCCGTAAACCCGCGCCCACTTGTCGAGCCCCGGCGCGGGGGGCAGCGTCCCGGGGCAGCGCAGCGCCCGCCACTGCGCGCGGGAGTCAGTCACGAGCTTCACGCCGAGCTTGCCCGGCCTCGGAGAGGCGGGCAGCGGGGCCGTCCCGAGGTCGGCGGCGAACGCGCACGACGCCTGCACCGCGGTTTGCAGCTTCCCCACCTGGGCGCTGACGGCGAACAGGGCCGCGCCGCCGAGCGCGAGCGCGATGACGAACAAGGCGACGATCGCCCGCCCGAGCTTCTTACTCACCATGCACCTCCGTGGCTGACGACGTACCCGGCAATGGCGGCGGCGAGTGTCCCGGCGATGAGGGCGAGGAAGGCCCAGCTTCGCCAGTGCCCGCCCCCATGACCGTCTTGACGTGCGCCGTGGCGCCCGGGGCCAGCAACGCCAATCCCACCGCCATGAGCACGTCCGACGGCGTGCGACCCGCCGCCGCCCACAGCAGCAGCTGCGCCCACACGATGACCAGGCCCGTGCCGGTGATCCCGGCGTCCCGCAGCATCGGCCACGCCTTCAGCCACCACTTCACTTCGCCCCTTCCGTGCTGTTCGTCACGTCGATACCCATGCGATCTCCATCGTCGTGTACCGCCCCGCCAGCCCCGTCGCCGTCGTCCCGACCGTGCTGAACACGAGCATCTGCACGTAGTCGACGCCGCCGACGAGCGGCACCTGCACCGACGCGCACGACCCGCCGGTCGCGCTCGGCGGCCCCCACCCCGCCGACGCCTGCGCGTACAGGACCCCGTCGACGGACAGGCACGCCTGCAGCTGGTCGGTCACCGACGCCCCCGGGCTGGTCGCCCAGGCCGTCAGCGACACCTCGTACAGCCCCGAGCAGCCGGCCGGGGCCAGCCAGCTGAACGCGGGCTGGCTGCCGGTTGACGTGGCCGACCAGCCGCCCCACGCGTCCTCGGTGATCGTGTCGAGCGGCGCGAGCGTGAAGGCGCCCGCGCCCCACGCGGTGGCGGCGTGAAGCTCGCCGCGGAACGCCGCCGGCGACGCGAGGAACGAGAACGGGGTGGTGACCCAGGCGTCCATGTCGGCCTGCACCGGGGCGTACCCGGCGGGGATGCCCGGGATCGCGGGGACAATAGGCTGCGGCATTCAGCTCCCCTCCCAGACGACGACCAGCCTGGTGCGGTTCGCGGCGTTCGCGTTGAAGGCAACCGCCCCGCCCGATCCCTGGGATGCGAACAGCTGGACGGTGTCGTTCGCGCTGAGCCGCAGCCGCTTGACGACCCCGGCGCCGCCGCCGGTGGAGTCGGACACCTTGTTGACGTCGTCGCCCCACTGCGTGGTGCCGCCGTTGACGTTGACCCCGCACTTGTAGGACGTGGAGGCGGCAGAGGCCGCGAGGTTCACCTGCCCGGCGACCAGGTACCTGCCCGCGACGGGCGCGGTGTAGGTGAACGTCGAGGCGTTGAACGCGCCGTAGTTGTCGATCGTGATGGTGTTGAGCGGGCAGGCGGTCCCGGCGGGGAGGCTCTGGCTGGGCAGCGTGGTGCTCCCGGCGGTGTAGATCGCCCGCAGGATCGGCGGGTAGATGAGGTATTCGATCGTGTCTCGGACGTCGGCGTTGAGCCACGCGTGCGTGATGGGGCTGGGCACCGCGGTGAGGGGCGGGACGGGCAGCGGCTGCGTGCCGGAGACGGCGCACACCCACCGGGCCGACCCGGCAGGGAGCTGAGTGGCGGCGCTGACCAGGTTTACGCTGCCGCCTGATGTCTGGAGGGCATCGAACTGGACGTAGTCACCGGAGCCGCCGGGCGGCCCGGTGATCACGAGCTTGACGAGGTCGATGCACTGCGCCACCGGCGGGTTGGTGCTGCCGTCCAGGACGAGCTGGCCCCGCGACGGGCCGAACGAGCCGCCGTTGCTGAGGCCTTCCAGGCTCCCGGCGAACGCCGCCTGCGTCGCGCTGGTGTACTGGAACGCGGGGGCAGACCGGCACAGGTACCAGCCGGGGACCTGGCAGTAGTACGCGGCGGGGTTCTGGGTGCCGTTGACGGCGGTGCCGGGCTGGTGGCCGTTCCAGTTGTCGATTATCTCGCTGTCGAGGAACAGCGGCAGGTCGCTGCCGCTGGCGTAGCTCTTGCCGGTGGTGACCTGCCCGGCGAACGTCGGCCGCTGGAGGAGGAACGCGATGGCGTCGACCGCGTCGGCGCGCAGGCGGGGGACGGTGACGAGGTCGTTCGCGGCCCAGGTGCGGGGGGACGGGAGCGAGATCTGGGACGTCGTCACCTGGCCGCCGCCCGTGGCAAGCTGGGGTGGTGAACAGGTACCGGATACCGGTCATCGGCCCGGCTCTGCGAAGGCGGCAGATGCGGCGGTTCGGCCGCGAGCTCGCCGAGTCGTTCCGCCGTGGCCTGGACAGCGCCAGCGCCGATGTCGCCCGCGAGGTCGCGGCCCTCCGTGAGGCGATGGCCAGCGGCAAGCAGTTCGATGGCATGCTGGCCGTGCTGAAGGACGACAGCGCTACCAAGGAAGCACGTTAGTGCCATTGAGCAGCCCCCTAACCGCGTCGTCGCAAATCAAGGCGTTGTATTCCGGTGCCGCGTCCAGCGTCAGCGCGATCGTCGCGACCGGCGGCGAATCGACAGACCACTGCATCGACCGCTGCGTCTGCGTCACCCGCGCGACCACGGTCAGCAGCGGCGACGTGACGGCCGTCGGCAGCCGCACGGTCACGGACACCATGTCCCCCGCCGACGCCAGGCACCACAGCGGCCACGCCAGCGGGTACGCCGCCGCGTTCACCACCACCCCCGGAACCCGGTTCCTGGGCTTGCCGTAGATCATCGCGATCCACGCCGCCAGGTCCACCAGCGACGACCCCGCCGTGTACGCGGCGTTGTAGTCCCACTGCAGGTAAGCGGTCTGCTGGTACGGCTGGTCACCGTACTGGGCCTCGCTCGCCGCCTCCATGGCCGCCACCGTCGTGCTCGCGGTCGCCCCCGCGGGGACGGTCACGGACTGGCTGTCGAGCTGGGTCAGCTGGATGTTGTCGTAGATGCGCGTCGGGTCGTAGTCGGTGGCGAACTGCGCCAGCGAGAACGGGATCTCCCCGCCCGCCGCGTTATCTCCCAGCGTCCATCGCACCGCCTGGTTCCAGCTGTACTGCCTGGCCAGGTAGGTGATGTCGCCGGTCGGCGCGACGTACAGCAGCGCGGGCACCGTGCTCGCGGCGATGTTCCCCGCGCCCGTGGCGGCAGACTGGCCGCCGATGTCCTGCCCCGACGGGCACGCGTCCCCCTGGTCGCCGGCGCGCAGCTGCCCGATCCACCGGCGCCCGGCGATGCCCGCATAGCCCAGGACCCGGTCCAGTCGCTCGTGCGCCGCGTCGCCCAGCATCCCCGCGGCGCCGCCCCACTCGTGCGCGACGACCCGCGCCTGCGGCAGGACGTACGGGTAGACGGCGGCGAGTGCCAGCTGCCCCGGCATCGCGAAGCCCTGCACGAGCCGGTCCATGGCGCCGCCGAGGCACAGCTCAGTCCATGTCGGCGCCGGGCTGGTCATGGCGCCGGCGGCCACCCCGATGGAGCCGCCGCCGATGATGACCCGCCACGTGGTCATGGTGAGGGCAACGGACAGGTGGACCAGGGCGCCCGCCAGCCGCCAGTCCCGCGAGCTGTCAATGGTGGTGGTGGCGACGCCCTTGCCGCTGATGAACAGGTTCCCGGTGGTGGCGGCGACCTGGACGGAGAACAGGGACCCGGCGATGTTGCGCAGCGCCACGACGACCGGGTTGAAGGTGGTGGTGGTCGCCACGAACCCGATGCTGTTGCTGGACAGCGCCACGGCTGATCCGCCGATCGTGGCGCTGATCTGGAACGTCGCGCCGCTGCTCGCGATGACGTAGTAGATGACGCCCGCGGTCATCCCGGACGGCAGCGCGGGGCCGGCCGAGGTGAACACGACCGGGGTGCCGTTGGCGAAGTTACTGCCCGGCACCGTGAGCGTGTTGCCGCTGTTACTGAACCCGAAGCCGGTCGTGTTGGTGTTGCTGGCGCAGGTGAACCACGTCTCGACGGTGACCCCGGGGCCGGACAGCGGCGGGAACCCGGGATCGGTGCACAGCAGGCTGTGCCCGTAGCCGTTGGTGTTCAGGCTCGTGCCGGCGAGGGTGAGCTGGTAAGTGCCGGGGCCGCTGCCCTTGCCGCTGCCGGTGGCCAGCGCCGAGCTGTCGCCGATCAGGGCACCGGAGTTGGCGCCCCACTGCTGGACGGCGCCGCCCGCGCCGAGCTTGGCCGTGACGAGGTTCAGCGGGCTGGCGTTGCCGGGGGCGATGTTGCTGCCCGCGGCGCTCCCGGCCGGGTCGGACAGCGGCCACAGGGCGTACGGCTGGTCGGTGAGCATCTCCTCGCGGGCCATGCTGTTCAGGCTGCCGGCGGCGTACGCCCAGATGTCGGACACCTCGGCGACGGCCTGCCCGCGCAGCGTGTCCGCCGGGGCGGTGAACGGCCAGCGGCGGAAGAGCCCGGAGAACGGCACCGACCAGGGGGTAGACGTCATCGTGCCGTGCGGCCAGTAGCAGCGCCTGCGCGCCGGCGTCCCGGAGTCAATCCCGGCGAAGCTGCCCGTGCCGGGCGGGATGAGCGCCCCGTCCGGGTTGTCGAGGGTGATGGTTCCCTGGGCGGCCTGCAGCTGCGACAGGGAGTACTGGCGCCCTTGCTGCACCGTCAGCGCCAGTGACCGCGCTGACATGTCGGTCCACGTCATCGCGGCGGGCGGCGACTGCGGCCCCGAGCCGATCGCGGCCTCGGTGATGACGACGGGCCAGTTCGGTGACTTCTGGGCGGGGACCGCGGCGGCCACGGGGATGGCTACGATCGTCCCGGCGAGCGGGATGGCGCTGCCGCTGACGCTCCAGGTGACTGACGGGACGGTGCCGGTGACGACCCGCCAGGCGGCCGCCACGGTGGAGCTGCCGGGGATGTTCCCGATGGCCTCGATCGTGGACCCGGTCAGCGCCGTCCACCCGGCCGGGGGGGTGATCGTGGCGCCCCACTCCCCGGCGCCGAGGACGGCGATGGCGAGGACCTGGCCGGAGACGGTCCCGCCGGGCACGGTGAGCGACGTGCCGGACGCCGACGTATTCGACCCGACGGTGACGGGCGCCCAGCCGGGGCCGATGCCGGAGAAGTCGTAGGCGGCGACGGCCAGCGACGCGTACGGGCCGTCGGGGCATGCCTGCAGGTAGGCGGCGGCGCGGGCGGCGGGCGCAGCCCACACTGAGCAGCGTTCGATGACGGCCGCCGTGGTGTCGGCCGAGGGGGCGCCGACTGGCTCCCACCAGTTGCGGGCGTCGTCGGAGACGGTGACGGACGTGCCCGCGCCGGCGACAGGCTGCTGCCACGCCATGACGGCGATCACCCAGTCCCCGGCCGCGTTCGCTACGGTGACCTGCGCGGGCCCGGCGGCTGAGCGGGGCAGCGCGAACCCGGTTGGCGCCGCGTACCCGCCGGTCCACGTGCTCACGATGGCGACGGTCACAGCGGCCTGCCGCCGGCCGAGATCGCCAGCCCGTTGCCGGGGTTGTTGACGTTGTACCGGAGGACGGCTTCCTGGATGACGGTCTGGATGTACTGCAGGAAGTGCGGGTCATTGAGGAAGCCGGTGGCGGCCCCGAACACCGCGGTCAGCGGCACCGTGACGTTCACGCGGCCGCCGCCGGCGGCGCCGTACCCGCCGCCCGCGCCGGCGCCGGGGATGCCGCCCGTGGCCACTCCGGAGCCGAGCTGGCGCATGACCTGCTGCAGCTGCGGCGCCATCGACCGCACGCCGTTGATCGCGCCGAGCACGATGTTCACGCCGTGGTCGAAGAACACCCGGCTCGGGGAGAACAGCTTCAGCGGGTTGGTGAAGTAGCTGGCGACGTCGGAGGCGAGGCCGCGCATGATGGACGGGATCTGGCTGGCGGCGGACTCTATGCCGCGGATCAGGCCGAGGATGACGTTCTTGCCGGCGTCGGCCATCTTCGCCGGCAGTGACGCCAGGTAGGACAGGATCCGCCCCGGGAGCTGCTCGAAGAAATGGGCGACCGCGTCGGCTGCCGTGGCGGTGGCGTGCCGCAGCCAGTCCCAGGCGGCGGCCACCTCGTGCCGCACGTCGCCCGTGGCCGCCGCGATATCGTGGCGCACCGAGTCGAACGCGTGCGCGATCTCGTGGCGGACCCAGTCCATCGCGGCGGCCGTGTCGTGCCGGACGGTGTCCCAGGCGACCCTGATGGCGTGGGGCGCCCAGTCGGCGAACGCGGCCACGTCATGGCGTGCCCCGGCGAGGATCGCGGCGACGTCGTGGCGCAGCTCGTCGAACGCCTGCGCGATCTGGTGCGTATGCGTCTTGATCTCGAAGACCGCCATGCCGATGGGCGCGACCAGCCACGCCAGGATGATCTTCCAGTGGTCGCGGACCCAGCCGACGGTGTCGGTCACGGCCACGGCGACCGCGTGGCGGACGTCGTCGAACGCGACCGCGACCCCGTGGCCGAACTCCGCGACATCGTGCCTGGCGTCGTCGAAGTAGTGCGCCACGTCGTGGCCGAACTCGGCGACGTCGTGGCGCACGTCGTCGAAGTCGTGCGCGACCCCGTGGGCGAAGCTGGCGACCGCGTGGCGGGCCACGTCGAACCAGTGCGCCACATCGGGAAGGACCGTCTGGGTCAGGATGTCCCAGGCGTCCATTCCCTCCATGATCAGGCCCTGAGTCAATTGCAGGAGGAAGCCGAGGACGCGGAACGCGATGTTGACGCTGTTTATCACGTCCTTCTTGCTGAACAGCTCCATCAGCGTCATGAGCCGCAGGCCCAGCCCGGCCATGCCGGAGCCGACCGCCTCCAGCACCGGCCCCGCCAGCGACTGGAGGAAGCCCATGAAGTACCTGAACTGGCCGCCGCCGACGAACCGGCCCAGCCCCCCGATCAGGTGCTCGATCGCGGGCGCGACCGCCGCCGCGAACTGGCCCAGGTACGGCAGCAGCTGGTTCGCGACGCCCAGGGCCTCGTTGAAGACCTTGAACGCGGTGGGCTGGAACGCCTTGGCCTGCGCCTGGAAGGCGTGGGTGAGCTTGTAGAGGCCGTCGACCGCGCCCTGCTCGTCGTTCGGCAGCTTCTGGTATGCCTGCCCGACGAGGTTCACCTGGTCCAGTGCCGCCTTGACCGCGGCGGCGTGCCCCTTCGTCGGGTCCATCTTCTCGAGCGCGACTGCCTGCTGGTATTTCTGGTTGACGGCGTTCAGGGCCTGGTACTCGCCCGTTACGCTCTTGAGCGCGGGGACTGCCAGCGCGGCGAACGACCCGACGCCCAGCCCGGCCGCCGTCAGCCCGGTCGCGAGCGCCCCGACTTCAGGGCCGATGATCATGATGGCGGCCTCGACGGCGGCGATCATGCTGATTATCGCCGTGGGGCTGCCCAGGCCCGGGGCGAGGTCCCCCGCGCTGAGGCCGCCGCCGGCGCCGCCACTACCGCCGCCGCCGAGCAGGCCGCCGAGCCGGGAGAACATGGACGGCTTCTCGTACTTGTCCAGCTCCCGCATCGCGAAGGCGGCCTCGAGCGCCTGGTCGCGGATGTGCTTCAGGGCCAGCGCCTGCGCCTCCGATGCCGTGATCACCTCACCGGAGGCGTTGCGGAGCTTGCCCATCTCGTCGCGGGTGATCTTCAGCGCCGCGGCCGCCTCGGTGACCTTGTCGCGCATGCCGTCAGCGGCGAACTTGACCTCCTCCGTCGCCCCGGCCAGGTCACGCGCCTCAGTGGCCGCCCGGCCGACCTCCGCCACGTACGACTCGACGTCCGCCGCGAACCGCTGGGTGACCTCCTCCATGTCATCCACCGGCGAGCGCCTCCCGGACGACGCGGGAGACCGCGGCGATGGCCTGCTTGCGGCACTCCTGCCGCCGGGCGCCGTTCATCACCATGTAGGGCCGCGGCGGCAGGTAGACATGCGTCGCGTACACCCAGTTGCTGCGCTTCTCGCCCTGCCGCAGCGGCCCGAACGTCCTGGCCTTCCACCGCAGCGCCTTGGCGCGCACCGGGTAGACGTGGCCGCCGAGCTGCTGGATGCGGGCGTAGACGGTGTGCGGGGCGACGCTCGAGGTGGCCCGCCCTGCCCCGGCGGCCTTCGCGGGCTCAGGGCGGACTGACCGGGCCAGGGTGCCCGTGCGGCGCGCTGGCGGCGTGCCCGCGGGTGACGGCGACGGGCCGCGCATCGACCGCACGACGTCGCGCTGGTAGGACTGCGCCATGGCGTCGGCGGCGTCCAGTGCAGCGCGGTCGCGGACGGCACGGCCCAGGCCGGCCAGGTAGCCGGGCAGCTCCTCCGGTCTCATCCCTTCATCGCCTCCCTCTGCGCCTTGTCGACCGCCATCTGCACCGGCATCAGCCAGGTCCAGACGCCAGCCGGCAGGTCGTCCCTGCCGCCCGCCTCAGGCGGTAGCCGGAAGCGGATGATGTGCAGGATGTCCTCGTAGTCCTCCCAGCTCAGCCCCGGCGGGAGCTTCCTGCTCTTGCCCTGGACGACCCATTTGAGATGGAGGTAGTCGCCTCTTTTGGGTTTGGCTTGTCGTCGAACTTGGCGGCGAACGGCTCGAGGATCCGCTCGATCTCGATCAGGTCGTCGGCCGGCAGCTCGCCGAGCGACTCGCCGTTGACGACGCTGTAGCCCTCCAGGTCCGGTACCGGCTCAGGGAACGACCATGCGGTGAGGATGATCGCTGCGACGGCGTCGCCCCTGGCCTCGCGCCGCTCGCCGAGGTCCAGGCTGGTGACGAGGACACGCCGGTCGACGTCGCCGTCGTCGTCCACTGCGTTGCCGGGAACGTGGAGGCTTATCGCGCGCCGGTAGGCGCGGATGTGCTTTCCCTTGACGTCCTGGATCGGAAGGTGCTCGACCCACCCCCCGGACTCCAGCTCAGTGCGCACGGTTACTCCTCAGTAGGTGGGGGTCGCGTTGATGACCGTGATCTTGACGGCGCCCTTGCCGCCGGACGCGCCCGTCGTCGTGATGCCACCCGAGCTCGCCGCCGTGTGCACGCACTTGAACGCGACGTCGAACCCGAACAGCTCGCTGGCGTCGTTCTCGTCGTCGGTCTGGTACGCGGCCAGCAGGATGTCGACCTGCACCAGGCGGTGCGACGCGCTCGCCAGGCCGTTGTCGCTGATGAACTGCAACTGGGGCTGCGTGTTGGCCAGCAGCGCGATCAGGCTCGAGTCGTCGATCGCCGGGGAGATGACCATCTTCCCGGCGTTGGACTGCTTGCCCCGGGCGATGACGTAGGGCTGCTGCGACCCCTGCTCGGTGTTGTAGGCCTTGACCGCGCGGGTCAGCGTGACCGTGTGCTCGGCGAGGTACTTGACCTGCGTGCCGCCGGACGCGATGCCGCCGATGCCGGCGGCGGTGCGCCACGACGGGGTCGCCAGCTCCGAGGAGATGTTCGCGAAGCCGACCGGCGCCGACGCCGGCTGGCGGGACGCGCTGATCGCCTTGCAGGTGAAGTCCAGCAGCTTCTCGGCGTTCCCGGTCAGCACCAGCTCAGACGGGCAGCTGTAGGCGTACTGCTCGGCGCCGTTGGCGGCGATGCCGTTGCGGTTGGTGGCGCACAGCGTCGGCGGCTGCCCCGGCCCGGCCAGCGCCCCCGTGGAGCCGTTGAGGAGCGCGAACGCGTGCGTGTAGGGCGCGGTCGTGTTGGTGAACGGCGTCGCGGTCAGATGGGCGAACCGGGTCGGGGTCGTCGCGTCCAGCACGACGCTGGTCGCCGTTGACCCGGCGCCGACCTTGACGACCTCATTGGCCGCGGGCGACCCGGCGTCCTCGATCCACACGAACATGCCCGCGGTGAAGCTCGCGCCGCCGGAGGCGACCGGAAGCGCCGCCGCGCCGACGGAGACCGGGGCGTTGGTCGTGCCCGCGGGCGACGCCGCCGTGCCGGTGGCCGTGTAGTCGCCGAGGATCGACCAGCACAGCAGCGGGAACACGTCGGCGAAGACGTGGCCGCCCGCGTCCCACCCGGCGATCAGCGGCCCCTGGTACTCGCCGTAGGTGTCGCCCATCGAGCCCTGGAACGACTCGTCGGCGATCATCATGGGCTTGTTGCTGGGCTTGAAGCTCGTCAGCGGCCAGGGAAAGCCGACCGTGGCGGGGATGGTGCCGGGCACCAGCTCGCGGGCCAGGTAGATCTCCCGCCCGGCGACGGGCGAGAAGGTGGTGGGGGGTGCCATCACATGCCTCCCTCAGTGCCCGTGGCGGGCGTGGTCGTCGTGGTCACGGAAGGCGGCGGGGACCCGTCAGGCTCCGGCTCCGTGCGCTCCCACGGCGGGCAGTCCGGCGGCTCGCTGAGCTCCCGGACGTCACCCGGATGGATCAGCTCGCCGTCTGCGTCTTCTGCCGGCTGCGGCCCGGCATAGCGGTACCCAGTCATGCATTCCTCCTATGCCGTCACCATGGTCAGTGCCTCGAACGTCACGGTCGCCTCGGCCGCGTACCGCCCCTTGACCTCGTCGAGCGCCGCGAACTTGCCCGTCACGTCGCGGATGCCGGCGCGGCCCGCGCCCGCCTGCAGGATCTGCAGGCCGGAGGCGCCGCCGTTGGTACCGAGCGTCCGGTCGGCGTAGATCAGCGCGTGGACCTTGTCGATGAGGTCGTCGAGGGCCGCCCCGGCGACCTCGATGTGGGGCAGCTCGCAGATGAGCGCGATCTCGCACTCGATCGTGTACCGCCGCGCCCACCAGCCACTGACGGCGCCGCCGTAGCTGTCGAGCTTCGTGTTCCGCTCCACGCGGGTCGTGTACATCACGGCGCCCCAGTTCTGCCCGGCGGGCATCCCTGCGGTGTAGTACTCGTCGGGGACGTTCCTGACCGTGTACGGGTAGGCGGTTCCCAGCCCGAACGCCGTGAGCGGGCCGCCCTGGAAGCAGGTGCCCGCGTCGGCCGTCACCTTCGCGCCGCCGAAGTAGGCGGCGACGGCGAGGCGCACCAGCTGCCGCTCGAGCTTCGCGTGGCCGCCGGACGGCACGGCGCGGAACGCGAACGGCACCGTCAGCGACGCGGTCCGCGCGTGGCCCTGGGCGCGGGTCACGGCGAAGGCCGGGGTGACTGCCAGTGAGGCGGTACGGTGCGCTGCCCGCGTGCGCGCCGCCGAGAACGACGGGGCAACCGTCAGGGACGCGGTCCGGAACCGGCCCGCCGCCCGCGACGCGGTGAACGACGGCGTCACCGTCAGCGACGCGGTGCGCGTGCGCGCCGTGCCGGTCGTCAGCTCAACGTCAACCCAGTAGTTGCTCGCCTGGAACGACGTCGCCGGGTAGGCGAGCGTGGCGCCGGCGGTGAACGTGTCCTGCCCTGCGTCTCCCCCGGCATTGTTCGGCGCGGTCAGCGGCCCGCTGACGACTCCGCCAGACCCGGCGCCGGTGTCCCAGTAGTCAGCCGTGTGCTGGTACCAGGCCACGTTCGCCGTGCCGGGCCGCAGGATGGCCGCCTTGTAGGCGGTGCTCGCCGAGATAGCCGGGGGGCTGGCGAACGGGGACCGCACCCACCCGGAGCCTGCCGCGCCTGACCAGCTGGCCGCCTCCGAGTGCACGAGGGTGCCCGTGCCGCCGCCGGACACCTGGTACAGCGCGACCTGCGTCGGCAGCTCCGGGGCGCCTGCGGGCGAGTACCACCAGACCGCCGTCACGGTGCCGGGCACCGAGGACGACCACTGGACGCCCATCGTGTAGTTGCCCGCGTCGACCGGGGCGCTCCCGGACGGGGCAGCCTGCCCGAACAGCGTGAACGTGGTCAAGGGGCGCCCCTAGGACGCCGTCGGGGCGGTGACCGTAATCGACGTCAGGGTCAGGGAGTCGCCCGTGTCCATGGTCACCGGAGATGACAGCTGCGCCGAGAAGCCGAACGAGCCTGCCGACGACGCCGACCAGGCGGAGATGTCCGTGTCGACCTCGCCGTTGGTCCCCGCCCAGCTCGTCCACGCCGGCTGGCTGCTCGCCGCCACCGACGCGCCCGACGCGCTGGCCCAGGACACTGCCGGCCGCGTGGTCACGCTCGACACGTTCGCCGTGCCGGCCGCGCCGGGCGCGCCGGTGTGCAGCTGGACGAACCCGGCGTTGACGCCGACGATCGCGTTCAGCGCCGCGTTGGCGTTCGCGGTGCTCAGGCCGTCAGCCATGCGCCGTCACCTCCACCGGGTCACCAAGGGCCCGCTCACAGGGCTGCCCGCACTCGCGGCACAGGTACGCCTCCGGCTCCGCGCCGGGGGCCAGCTTCGCGGCACAGCAGGACGACGACGCCTTGCGGTGCGCCAGCGTCGCCGTGATCACCGGCCGGAATACCAGCTCAGCGGGCATGTCAGCTCCTCAGCGTCGGCCGGTAGTAGGACAGCCACCCGTAGGCGTCGTTGACGAGGCCGGACGCCTGCCCGCCACGGGTGCCGCTGGTGGTGCGCGCCGCGGGGCCGAACCCGGCCGCCGGCTCCTCGTCGGACACGTCGTCGCGCATCAGCAGCGCCACGCAGTAGGCGATGACCGACTGCAGCGCCTTGCGCGGGAACCCGGTGACCCCGGTGCCCGCCGCGTGCGACTGCTGCGCCGCGGCGGCAAGCGGCACCGTCGTCAGCGCCGGCGGCACCGTCGGGACCTGCGGGACGTAGGAGGCGGCCACCGTCAGCGCCTCGGACTGCCCCGGGTCGTAGACCCGCAGCACGTCACCCGGCAGGATGCTCGAGGGGTCGTCCACCGTCACCGACATGGCGCCGATGGTGACCGGGCTGGCGAGCAGGGCGAACGGGAACCCGGCAACGTACGACCAGGTCACGTCCACCGCCCGGGGCGCGGCGGCCCGCGGCCCGAACTGCAGCGCCGGGCCGGTGAACGACCCGGCGCCGCCGCCGAGCGCCCAGGAGACCCGCCGGGAGTCGGTGACCCGCATCGTCGGGTCGGGCAGCGGCACCGCCGTCATGGATGAGGGGTCATCGCCCCACGCCATGCTCGTGATGGCCCGCAGCGGCACGTGCCGCGGCCGGACGTGCGCGCGGCCGCCCTGCTTGACGTAGGCGGTCACGTTCTCGTTCTGCACCCAGTGGCCCTGCAGGGGCATCTCGTCGAGGACGCCCTGCGCCCAGTCGGCGGCTGCCAGCAGCACGTCGGCCAGGGCGTCATCCTGGATGCCCGCCGCCCCGCCGGGGATGAGGTCGTCCAGGTCGAGCCACGTCGGGTAGCCCTTGAACATGCCGGTGGTCACCCAGGGGCGCGACAGGACGCCGGAGGGAGGCGGGACCAGCGCGGGTATCGCGGTCACGCCATCGCCTCCTGTCTGCTGTCAGGCCGCGGTCGTCGCGGGCCTGGGGTGGGCCGCCTTGCGCGGCTTGTGCGGTGCGCCGGAGCGCGGCGCGGGCGCCTTAGCCCCGGCCTTCTTCCGGTTCGCCTGCCTGGTCTTCGCGGCCTTCTTCGCCGACAGCTTCCGGGCCGCCTTCTGCCTGGCCGTCGCCGGCTTGCGCGGCTTGTGGATCAGCGTCACCAGCCACCGCCGTGGCCTGGTGATCACTCCCGCTCGCATTCCGCGCCGCACCGGCCGCAGCGCTTCAGGAACGACCCGAACCCGCAGGCCGGGCAGCGCCAGCCCAGCGACCGGCGCGCGGTTCCCGCCTCCGACGCGATGGCGCCGCCCATCTTCACGGCCATCGCCGCGTCCACGGGCGCCATGTCGAACACGCCGCCGCGCACGCTGCCCTCAAGCGCGCGGGCGCCCCTGGCGTGGTAGCGGCGGCCGGTCAGCGGGCTGTCGAGCTGGTGGCAGCCGTCCGCGACGATGACCCTGGTCACGGAACCAGGCCGGTAATGCCGCCGCTCCAGGCGGGCGCGTAGAAGATCAGCGTGCCCAGCTGGTAGGTGCTGGCGTCCCAGGTGAACTGGATCTGCGGCCACATCTGGTACAGGTAGTCCTGCACGTTCTTGGCGACGATCGTGTTGGTGATCTCGCTGTCCGGGATCGGCAGCGTCTTCGTCCACAGGACGCTGTTCCCGACCGGCATGTACGGGTGGACGTCGAAGTCCACCATGTCGCCGGTGACCTGGTTGGCGATGCCGTTGACGATCGCGCCGACCTGCGCGCCGCCCGTCGCGGCATCGGCCTGCATGACCAGCCGGTAGGCCGTGCTGCCGCCTGAGGCCTTGCGGACGAACTGGCCCATCGCGGCGCGGATCGCGCCGTCAACGTAGACCTTCTGCGGCCGGGCGAGCAGCTTCTGCCCGTAGGCGGTGCCCTGGTTCCACTGCCACGACGGGGCGCCGGAGGACATGCCGTAGTTACCTGGCTGGGTGGACGCCCCGTACAGGGCGGCGAACGCGTTCTGCCATGGCGTGTCACCGCACGCCGTTGACCCGGCGACCGCGCCGCCGACCGAGTTGAGGCTGTTCGCCAGCGTCCCGGCGGTGACGTAGGTGCCCACGTAGCCGGACAGCGTCGGGTTCAGCAGGATGGTCAGCAGGCCGTCGTACCCGTTCGGGTTCGCGGTCGAGTCGGTGGTCGACGTGCTGGCCAGCGTCGGGCCCGTGCTGTTGTACGAGGTCAGCAGGAAGGTGCCGAACCCGTTCGGGACCGACGCCTGGAAGAAGAAGTTGCCGGAGCTGGCGTTCAGCATCCAGATGTTCCAGCCCAGGCCCCCGCTGGGGATCGCCGGGAAGGTGATGGTGACCGTGCCGACATTCGAGCCGGTGATCGCCGTGCCGCCGGTCGCGACCGCGGACGGGGCGGACTCGCCGCCGCCGCCGATCGCGGTCAGCATCACGCTGTAGGTGCCGTTCGCGATGCTGCCGCCGGTGTTCGCCGTGACGACCGCCGCCGCCAGGAACCCGGTCGGGGCCGCGATCGGGCCGGTGTAGCCGAGCGCGGTGGCGCCGCGCCCGTACAGCATGGCGCGCTCCTCGCCGCCCTTGTGCGCCCACAGCAGCGCCGTCGCGGACAGCTGACGGACGTCCTGGTAGCCCTGGCCGATGTAGTACGCCTTGGTGCTGACCACGTCGGACAGGGACAGCTCGACGTAGGTGACCTGCGCGGCGTCGGCCTTGTAGGTGATCTTCTGGCCGCGTCGCAGCCCTAGCCCGCCGGAGGCGACGCCGCCGGTGGTGTTGGAGTAGCCGCCGAACTGCGGCAGGTTGCTGGTGGACTGCGAGCTGGGGAACTCCGACGCCATGAACGGCATCAGGTCCGGCATGCCGCCGACGCCGCTGTTGGTCCAGCCGAGGATCCGCCGGTACTGCAGCGCCGAGCCCTCGCCGTCGTTCTCCCGGGGCATCTCGTTCAGGATCGGCGTCTCGCGGGGCACCAGCAGCTTCGCCGGGCCCTCGAGGTCGATCGGGGCGAGCTGCGCCGGGACGGTCAGCGAGCCAGACTCGGGGAAAGACGCGTCCCAGTCCTTGCTGAGGCGCTCGCGCATCTGGTCGAGCTGGCCCTGCATGTTCGCGAGCTGCTCGGTGCTGACGCTCTTGGCGAGGGCGTCGAGGGTCGCCAGGTCGGCGTCGCGCCGCTGCGTGAAGTCCTTCGGCGGCCGGGCGTTCCGGCGGATCTGCCCGGTTCCGCCGGCCGACTTGGCGACCCAGAAGTCGCGGCCCTCGTCGGCGTGGTCGATGCTCGCCTTGAGCAGGTCCTTGTACTCCTCGAACCGCTCCAGGACGGCCGTGCCGGAGCGGTCGGAGAACATCTGAGCTGGGGTAGGCGCCACTGACGGCACTCCTCACAAAGGCTGGTGGGGGTGCCCGCGCGCCGGATCTCAGGTCGCTGCTGGGAGCGCCTTGGCGTCGGCCTCGCGGGCGAGCTTGCGGTAACCATCCGCGGTAGGCCGGTCGGTGACCGTCTCGGCCATCTCCCGGTAGTACGCGGCCTTGGCGGCCCAGTCCTCGCGCGCAACGCCATCAGGGGCCTTCACCTGGACGTTGCGGGACAGCACGGGCCCGCCGGGTAGTGGTTGCGCCTTCACCTTCGCCAGCTCACCGCTGAACAGGTCAACCTGCTCCTTTAGCGGGGCCACGGCCTTCGCGACAGCGTCCGCGACGGCCTTCTGCAGGTCGTCGCTTCCCTTGGTGACAGTATCCACGTCCGTCCCTCCTGGTGCAATCTGGCTCTTAGCCGTGTCGTCCTTGCCGTTGTCGTCGAGGGGGTTCTTGACGCCCAGCTCCTTGGCTCGCCGGCCGATCAGCCGCTTGGCTCCCTCGACGTCGCCGTGACCGGACTGGGCGAGGATGGCGGCGGACTTGAGGTCGTGCTCGTCGGCGATCGGGTACGAGCCGTCGGAGAGCGCGTTGCCCGCCTCGGCGAGCTTGCGCCGGCCAGCCGCCGAGTGCTTCGCCTTGGCGAGCCCGTCGACGATGCGCGCCCGTAGCGCCACCATGTCTTCCGGCGCTTCCTCGATCGCCTTGGCCGCCGCCTGCATGAGCGCCGTCGCGGGCATCACGCTGCCGCTGCTGACCGCTTCCTCACCTGTCCGCCAGCACCAGATCATCTCCGCCGCGCACGCCAGCTGCTGGATATCGGCGATCTCCCCCGCGTTGCCCGCCTTCAGCTCGCCCGCCTCCGCGATGATCAGGTCCGCGATCATCGCGATGACCTGCGTGCCGCCCGCGATGTCCGGTGCCTCGTCGACGTTGCCCTTACGGTCGGCCGCCTTGGCGATGAGCTCGCGCACCGCCGCCTTCGCGGCGTCCCGGTCGAACTCGGCCTTGGCCGCGGGAGCGTCCGGCAGGTCGGTCCCGCAGTTCTCGCACTTGCCGCCCTCATGGTCGGCGTCATACGACTTCTCGCACTTCGGGCAGTCCCGCGCGCCCTTGACGACCGGCCCGGCCAGGCCCTTCATGACCAGGATCGGGAAGCCGTTGGCGCCCTGGCCGACGCCCTTGATGGACTCCACGTCCATCGCCTCGAACTCGGTCAGCTCCACGTCGCCGTCTAGCAGGTCCATGTCAGTTCCTCAGGTTCGCGATTGCATCCGGCGACGGCTTGCGCCGCCTCGCCCCGCCCTCGACGGACACGCCGCCGATCCTGCCGGCCAGGATGAGCTTCCAGGGCTCAGGCTCCCAGATGAAGCCGGCCAGCCAGTCTCCCGACTTGATGACCTGCTCAGAGCCGTCGACGGCCTTCAGCGTCCAGTCGGGTCCCGGGTAGATGTAGGACTCGACCGGCTCGGCCGCGCCCTCCTGCAGGAGCACGCCGCCTGCCGCGGCGGCCTGCTCCGGCGTGTGGAACGCGCCGACCTTGCGGTAGTTCCGCATCCAGTTCCAGGCGGCCTCCTGCACGACGGCCTTGGAAGCGAAGTCGCGGTGGCCGTCGAGCGCGCGGCCGATGTCCGCCTTGTCGGCGGGGTAGACGACGTGCAGCGTGTACCGCCGTGCTTCCTCGGCTTTCACCATGCGCGTCCAGGTGGTCTCGCGGTCCCATGTCGCCGCGCCCTTGGCCGCATGCTGGCCGTCGCCAGCGTCGTAGACGGCACCGTCAGGCAGGTGCAGCTTTCCCATCAGATGAACTCCGTTTCCGCTACGGCCCACGCTACGGAGTCCTGCTTCCACGCCTTCCGCAGCGCCGCGAGCTCGTCGCGGATGCAGGGCACGTCGGGATCGCTGAACTCTGCGCAGATGCACATGTTCTGCCATTCGCTGTTCGGCAGGGAGTGCCACTCGCCGTGGACGGCTGAGGCGCGGGCGCGCACCGTGATGCTTACCCGCTGGGCGAACGTGGACCATTCGGCCTGCGAGAGCTTGTCGTCGCTGTTGCCGATGCTGATGTAGACGATCTTCACGCATCCTCCTCAAACCGGACGTCCATGCCGACCTGAGTGCCGTCGGGGAGCGTGGCAGTGACGTGCTCGCTGATGATGGCCTCGCCGGCGGGGCGGTCACCGGGGCGCGCCTCGTGGATGTACGTCGTCTTGTGGATCGTGACGTGCGCGCCGTGCCCGGCCAGGAACTGGCCTAGCGCGTAACCTGGCCCCTGCATCGGCGCCTCCTGCCGCGTTCGTGACGTGCCGTTTCATGTCCTCGTGATGCCGCTGCCGCTGCCGCGCCGCCCTGACGTGGCTGACGACGACAGCGACCAGCGTCCACGCCGACGGCGCCACCGTGTTCGGCCACAGGTCGTTCCACAGCGCGTGCAGGTGCTGGCCGATCATGCCGACTCCGGCTCGTCGAGCGCCCACAGCCCCGGGTGGCGCGGGTACGCCTCGCGGAACGGCGCGGGCGTAACAACCACGTCACCGGGGTCAAGGTCAGCCTTGCGCTGCACGCCGGCGTGGAAGGTGCGCCACCACTCGGCGCTCAGCTCCTCGACGATCGCCCACTTCAGCGCGGTGCCCGTCGGCCATGCCCTGACCTCGTCTTGCTCGGACCTGATCAGCGGGCAGTTGCGGTAGTAGGTGCCGTCCTTGTCCCGGAACCACTGGCGCGCGGGCGGCTTGATGACGTTGCGCGGGCGACGCCGCCAGAGCCTGATCATGCCGGCTCCAGCACGGGCAGCTCAGCGCACCGGCACCGCGGGTGCAGCGGCACCATCGGGGCCACTCCGATCGGGTGCGCGCCCAGCTTCGCGGCAGCATCGCACACCGGGCACACCTTGTCGTCTTCCGCCGTCGAGATCTCCACCTCGGAGCGGCCCGTCTCCAGGTACACCTGCCTGGCCGCGGTCGCCTGCGCCCGCGCGATCTCCGCCTGGGCGACCAGCTCGGCGCGGTCCGGGTTGTCCAGCACCGCCTCGAGCCGCTTCGCGAGGTCGCCGACGGACAGGAACGGCGGCAGCGGCTCCGTGCCCGGCGTCCGGCGGATCTCATCGGAGCGCAGCGTCGCCTCAAGGACCGCCGACAGCTCCTCGAGGCGGCTTTCGGTGATGGACTTGATGCGGATCCCGGCCTCCTGCAGCAGCTGCCGCAGCCCCGGCCCGGCTATCGCGTCAGCGGCGGCGTAGTCGCCAGGCGTCCAGGCGCCCCAGTCGGGGTCCAGGCTGTCCACGGCGGCGAGCGCGGAGCGGTTGCCGAGCACCCACGCCTCGGTCCACAGCTTGACCAGGACGTCCCTGAGCGCGCCGGTGATGGCCGTGCGGGCGCGGTTAAGGAACGCCGACAGTACCGGGTTGAGCGCCTTGGTAGCCTCGGCAGCAGGCAGCGGCGTGCGGGCGCGGCGGGATGATCCGGTCCGGCCGGCCGGGGACTCAAGCGAACTCCCGCGACCTACCTCGTACGGGGCCGTCGCTGCCGTCCCCTTGGTGACGTCCTTCGGGTGCAGCGCCTGCCACGCCTCAGCGAGCCTCTGAGCGTCGACCGCCCCGGCTACGGCCGCCTGCACCCGCGGCGCGTACACGCTCACCAGCTCCCGGTCCCTCTGCCAGCCGGGCCAGTCCCGCTTAGCGCTTTTGGGGCCGCATCATCCGCCTTGAAGATGATCCGCGGATCCGCCGGGCCATGCCAGTCGCCTGCCGTGAGCGTGTGGCACGTGAAGGTCTTGCCGGCGTTGCGCGCCTTGCCGAGCCAGTTCTTCAGCGCCTCCAGCTCGGCGGCCTCGCTGAAGAACCGCGCCTTCTGCGCGGGATCCTCGTCCTCATCGTCCTGGCCCTCGTTCCCGTCCTGCTGGCCGTCCTGGCCCGGCTGCGGCGCTCCCGGCGGCGGGGCCTGCGGCGGCCCGATCAGCGAGCCGGGCGGCCCCTGCTTCGACGCTCCCTCGAGGAACACGACGCCGCGGTTCGTGATCAGCATCGGCATGTCGGCCTCGTCGAAGTCATACGGCGGCTCGCCGCGGCGCGCGTTGTCCTGGTTGAGGGTCATCCGGCCGCCGCGGACCCGCGTGTCCGCGATCGTGTCCGCCGCCGCCTCATCCTCGGACTCCAGGCCCAGCACCTGCACGGCCAGCACCGGCGGCATCCGGTTGTGGCGCACCATCAGCCGCGTCGCGATCCGCCCCAGCCAGTCAGCGTCCGGGCGGCGCGTCTGCCGGTTGAGGATGTCCTCCTCGCCCTCATGGAACGACGCTCCCAGTGCCCCGGCCTCCGTGAACCCCACCTCGCTGGCGGGCAGGCCGAAGTCCCCGGCGACCAGCTTGATGAGGAACAAGTCCATCTCCGGCTTGTACCGCTCGGCGACCTCCGGCGGGATGACCGCCTTCGTCCCCGGCGGCAGCAGCGACCACGCCAGCCGCTCAGCGGTGTCACCGCGGAGCTTGTCGTTCAGCGCGACGACCCAGTCCTCCCACTGGAACACGTCCCAGTCGACCTCAGCCGACGTCTCCAGCATCGCCCCCGTCACGCCCTGCGAGTACTCGGACATCAGCCAGCCCATGCGGCGCATCCACAGGATGCCGTCGAGCAGCGCGATCTCGGTGGCGGACATCCCATAGGGGGTCTTGGGGCGGATGATGGTGCGCTCGTAGGCCAGCTGGTCGGTGGTCATCCCGCCGGGTACCATCGTCTTGCCGCCGACGTCGACCGTGTCGGCGACGAACTCGCCGCGGGGGAAGCCGTACAGGACCTGCTGGGCGAACGGCGCGGGGGGCAGCGGGCGGCCGCCTGACTCGTCCAGCAGCGGCTTGATGGTCGACCCGTCGATGGACTCGAAGGCGAAGACGTCGCCGCCGAACGTGTACTTGGGGTACACCACGGTGGCGTCGTAAACCAGGCGGTTTTCCATGAGCTGCCGCGTCCAGGCGCCCCAGTCGTAGCCGTTCTTCCGGTCCGGCTCCTGCAGCCAGTCGGTGCACCGGGCGATGTCGGCGGTGTACTTGTCCCGCAGCGCGGCCTCGACGTCCTTCTCGTGCTGGCCGCTGAGCGCTGCTTCCCTCGCGACGGCCTTAGGGTCGACGGAGATGACGAAGTCCAGGTCACACACGGACTTGCGGCGCTCGATGCACTTGCGAAACAAGGGCATGTCCGCGGCGTCACTGAGGGTCTTCCACGGCACGAACGGCGCGGTGTTGACGTTGAGGTTCGTGCTGATCGGCAGCTCGAACAGGCGCGGCTCGGCGCGGCCGGTGCGCGGGTTGGGCCGGTTGATCGGTGACGGGCGGAGCGGGGTGCCGGGGCCGAACGGATCGGATGCCCACTGCGGCGGGCGGGGCAGCGGTGCCGCGAGGGCGGAGGCGCGCTGGGAGGCGGCGAGGACGGCGGTGAGCTGGTCGCCGGTGAGGTTGACGCCGCCAGGGTTCGCCGGGGGGCGCTTAGCGGGCGTCCTGGCCTGGTTGCGGCGCGCTGCCCGGCTCGCCACCCGCTACCGCCGTGCGGCGATCGGGCGGCCTGCGACGTCGACGAGGCCGGACTGCCGGGGAGGCTCGGACGGCAGCTCCAGGTGATCCCAGCACGCCCACACGGAACCGGAAGACGGCACCATCCCGGCGGGAGTCGGCACCAGCTGCGTGACGACGACCTGCGTGACGGCCCGGTTCACCGTCGGGGCGGCGGGGAGCGCGGGCATTTCCTCGCCTGCGGCCTGCGCGTTGGCGATGGCCACCTGATGATCGCGGACGGTCTTCTTGGCGCCGATCAGGCAGAAGAAGCAGTCAGGCTGCCAGGGCATCGCGGGCAGCAGCTGGGCGAGCAGCTCGCCGAGGTGCAGCGCCACGGCCTGGCCGATGACCTGGGCTATGCCGTGCTCAGCGACGTCGGGCGACGGGGGCGGCGGCGCGACGTCGGGCAGCCTGGCGTGGCGCGTGTTGCTCATGGCCGAAGTGTAAGGCTCAAGTAGAGGTTTAGTCTTCTGGCGCGCGGCGCCTACCTCAGCCTCCCGCTGGTCAGCGCCTGCCAGTACGCGCCCTGCGCATCCCGCGGCACGTAATAGGCCAGCAGCAGCGCGTCCGCGTCGTCGGGTGACTTGCCGCCGGTGCGCGCCCTGATGTCGTCCTTCGCCTCGACCTGGACGCGGCCCGCCAGGTCCGGATCCCAGCGCGGCAGGGCCAGCTCGGCTATCACGGTGTCGATGTCCTCCGCGCACGACAGGTCCCATGCGCCCTGCTGCGACAGTTCCCGCGCCATCCACCACAGCTCCGAGCGGAGGTTGTGGAAGCGCTTCGGGTCGTGCGCCTCCTTGGACACCGTGACGGGGTACACCGCGCACTCCCAGTCCAGCTCGGTGCGGATGATGCGCCGCACGTCGCTGGCCAGTCCCCAGCCCACGCCGATCGCGTCAATCTTGACCGACGTCGCACGGGTCTCGGCCAGGGCGCGCTTCACCAGCGCGGCGGCCTGCTCCGGCTCCGGCGTCCGGCCGGCCCAACGGCGGCCGGCGCGCATCCCGCAGCGCTCGCGGACCACCGTCAGGTCACCGCCGCCGCCAACGTCGACGCCCAGCTCGACCGGGGCCAGCTCGGACGCCGGGCGCGGCTCGGCCAGCTTGCAGGCAAGCAGCGCGGCCAGCGGGACGACCTGGTTCGGATGGTCCTTCGGGAACTCGGCGAGGGCCTTGGAGATGTACCGGGGGTCGTCTACATCCCAGTCGTCGCGCCGCTCGGCCTCCCATTGCCGGGTGACCAGCGCGGCCGATACCTCCGGCGCCACCTTCTCGCCGGTGAAGTTCGGGCTGTCGAACACGCTGATCTTGTACTGCGCCCAGCCCTTCGCGGACGGCGCGCACACTTCCGCGAACCTTGAGCCGGGGTTGTCGGGGTTGCCGATCGCCAGGATTCGGCTGTTGCCCGTGGTGGTGATCGTCTCGGCGGCGGTCCACAGCCAGCCGGGCAGGCCGCCCGCCTCGTCGAGGATGACCAGGACGCCGCCGGTGCGGTGGATGCCCTGGAACGTGGACGGGTCGAAGTCGCTGCCCTTGGCCGCGTCGGGGGGCTTGCGGCCGAAGCCGACGAGCCGCCGGCCGACCTGCCACCTGTCGTCAAGCCCGATGCTGCCAGGCAGGTTCAGGCGCCCGTGGAGATTGCGGATCTCCTCCCACAGGATCGCGTGGACCTGGTCCTTGGTCGGCGCGGTGGACACGACGATGCCGTCCGGGTGGGTGTCCGCCCACCATGCGGCGAGCCCGGCGGCGGTGTAGCTCTTGCCCACGCCGTGGCCCGCCCGGACGGCGGTGTGCCTGTTCTGCTCGACGCTGGCGGCGATGGCGCGCTGCGCTGACCACCAGTGGATGCCGTGGTCGGCGGCCCACTGCACGGCGGTCTTCGGCGGCTCGCGGCGCTTGCGGGCGCGGGTGCTGACCGCGGCGAAGGTGCGGCGGTCAAGCGCAGTGGTCATCTCACCGCAAGCCAGACGACCATGATTCACGACGACGGCAAGCGCGAAAGGCAGTCCCGGGTTGCGGCGCACGGCAGAGACCGTCCCGTCCCACAAGCGAATCATGCTCACAGTGTGACACCCGCCGCCCGCGCGAACTCCTCGTCGGCCGCCGTCAGCACCGCGTCGAGTTGCTCGCCCTGGACGCCTGCCCGCTCGAGGGCGACCGTGAACACGGTGATGATGACCTCAGCGCGCTGCTCGCTGATCTTCGCCAGCCGCTCGTCGATGTTGAGCCGCGCCATGGCTGTCAGGAACCGCTCGCAGCGGTCCAGGGCGCGCTCCCAGAGGGCGACCTCGGCGCGGAGCTGCTCGCCGCCTGCCTCGTTCTCGTAGCGGAGCGACGACAGCGCGTTGACCTTGACGGCGAGCATGT